GGGGAATATGTTTGGCGCCGCCAAAGACTTTGGTTACCCATTCGGTATTACGTTTGATAAAGGTCGGGGTGCTGTCTGATGACCGAGCATCGGGAAAGAGATAATCGACATTTTCCGCGATACCATAGGTGTTGACGTGCGCCAGAACGTCGTCGCGATGCTCATAAGAATCCAACGCATCGGAAATAGTCATGTAGCCGTGCGCAAGAAAGGCATTCTTAAGAGTCGACTGAGATTGACGAGCGTCAGAGAAGATTGAGCGGAGTTCATCGCGGGTCAGTGCCTCATGCTTCAACGCGTCTCCACCAGTAGCTGGGGCCGTTTTGTCAAAAATGTTTTTCTTCATTGTAGATTCTCCTTTTTCTTTATTTGTGTGTTGTATGGGCGCACCGTCTGAGATACCTTTGTCGTCTTCGGTTTCGTCTTCATCCTCGTCCTCGGATTTTTCGCCATGTGTAACAGCTTTACCTTCAGAAACTTCGAGAGCATGTGCTACCATTGCATAGACCACAGTTTTCTGTTTCTCGGAGAGAGTATTAAAGATATCACCGACGGTTTCTTGTGAATTTTCAGTTCCAGTATCAACATGTGCGAGATCTTCTTTTTTCCCTTCTGCCTCCTCTTCTTCAATATCAAGTGCGTCGTGCGACAAAACACCCGCGCAGATGATTGCTTCCGTCTCATCGGTTGAGACAGTGCCGTCCCCATGCTCGAATGCAAGGTTGTCAATATATGCTTCGGGATTAGCGCCAGCAATAACGATTGAAACTTCACGAATAACTCCATGAACAACGTTCTTGGCCTTCTCCACTAAGGAATTGGCATATATACTGAGTGCTGTAATATCTCCATGCTGAACAAGTGCCTTAGCTGTCTTACCAGATTCAGTATCATTCAGCGAACAGTATGCATATACACCATCTTTACGATTCTCTAAAATCGCATGGCCAAGAATATTTTTAGGATCATTATGCATGTGCTGGTAAACAAGTGGAACAGTCTTTCCATCAGCATCTGCAAATGCATCTTGAAGAATGGTACGACCGTCCGAGCATTTCAGACCGACCTTGGTGGCATAACCACTAAAGTCAAACTTCTTCTTGCTGGTTTTGGGCATTATTATTCCCTCCTTTACTATTCTTGGAAAGGCTATTAGTGGCTGGCGTGGTTGAATTGGGCATGTTCCTGTTCTGTAATTCACTTGCATGTGGAGCGTCTGATGGTTTACGTCCAACGATCTGACGTAGTTCATTAGGGGTTAGAATTTCATTTCGACTAAATACATCAGCCATAGTTCCAATTTCGGTAGCCGGAATCAACCTAAATACATCACGGAAGCCCATGATTGATTGCCCCTGAGATCTTGCTGTTTTTGTCAAGAACTTTCGGAGCAATTCCTCAACAATGACCGTCACGATGGGTTCAATTGTCCGATCATAGTAGTTACGCAAAATTGGTTCAGTTGCCTTTCCATTGAAAATATCGTCCGTAAACCCTAATTGGTTGTAAAACTGAACGGTAAGATATTGAATTTGGGTAAGAAGATTACTTTCAACAGGTCTATTTAACTGTGTTACTTTTTCAGTAGCATCAGTATAGGCCACACCATACTTGCTTCCCTTAAGTTGAGTCTCGATAGACTTTAGTCGTTCTTCGGCTTGAACTTGTCGAGCTTCAGACTTAATTGTATAGGGAAGTTGAATAATTAGATCAAGTTTTCCTGAACTTGTTGCCGCGTCAACACTATCCAAAAGACTCAGCTTCTGAATAAGTCGTTTAAGTGTAGAGTTGGGTTCGTTCATAACTGCATAGAGTGGGTTCTCGACAATGCCAACCAGATTTTTAGGCATTAAGATTCGTTCTTTATGCCCGGTCCGATCGTTATAGACCTCAATTCGAACATAATTAGGGTACCACTCCACAATTTTACCAGTACGGATAGACATAATGTTATATGAACCAGTTAAGTTTGGGTCAATGCTTGTTTCAACTGGAACAATAGCAACCGATCCTTCATCAAACATACTCATTACAATATCTTGAATAAGAACTCGGCCTGTTTGATCTTTATTGGCCTCGACGCGAAGACACTGATTAAGTGAATCGTCAATGGTCTCCAGATATTGGCCATTTTCATCAGTTCGGACGTGTTCGATATTGAAACTTGCTACGTCTAATGCAATTCGATTAGTAATGGAGGTTAATATAGATCGTTCATTGCGAGGGGAAAGTCTAATACGGGCGGGGTTTTGTGTTGAATTGAAAAGGCCCGTATCTTGATGGACATAAAAGTCAGATTCTGTCTTGTCGCGTGTTTGAAAGGCATTCCAAGCATGGGCAAGTCTTTGACCGATAGAGCTCAACCTTAACCACCGCCTTTCATAAGATTTTCCTTTTTATAAGCCACTTTACCAGAGTCAAAAACTCCACGTTTAAGTTGCGTGAGGTCGTATCCGGCATCGGCTACTGCAGTATGAACTCCGATTTCGCCCCGCTTTGCCACAAATCGTAAAACTCGTCCCGAAGGCGCCTGAATATCAGGAATTCGAGAGTTCATAAGTTGAGCAAGTTTATTGTTGTATCGTAAGATTGTACTAGATGAAATTTTTCCTTTTGAAGTATAAGACATTGCCAGTTGAGTACGTACAAACTCGTTCATATCATTAGAAACACTTTTTTGAACTTTTTGTTTGATCTTCTCTCCTTTGGTCGATGCCCATTTGTTATCCTTTTTATCGAGACGAACTTGTCCTTTTGGAGTTAAAGAACCATCGGGATTTTGAAATCGACGAATGCCCCAGTGCATACCAAAGATACCATGATGTTGGAGGACTGTTTTATTCATTATAAATCACTTTCCTCCTCCCTATATGAATTTCATTGGCATCAATATACCGAACCGAGGGCAATTCGGCGCCAATTTGTTCCGGTTATGGTATTTGCAATTGGACAAGCGTATAAATATGTGGAATCCATCATAAGTTTGAAAGCATCAGAAACAGTACCATCCACACCACCACCAAGAGTTCCTGCTGCAAATACATTTGTTCCGGCAGTAAATGTTTCGGTTGTCGGAATATCATTTCCTGCTACTCCTGCCACTAATGCAGTTATTATGGAAATATCCAATGCAAAGGCGCCAGCACTTACAAGTGGATGTGGTGTATTTATTCCATCGCTTCCATTGATTGCAGCAACGAGTGCCGACTGAGCTCCTGCTAAATCTGTCCCAACAGAAACATCGCCATCTAAGGCAGGTGTTCCTGCTGTAACAAATTTAAATACTTTTATACCAATAGTTACTGTGTTGTCGGGAAGTGGTTGTGTGTCCATGGTCAAAGCACCAGTTGCTTTTACAGCATTTACAGGTGTTCCTCCGGTGACTTCGCCTTGGGGTCCAACTTCGCCTTGAATTCCAGGATCACCTTGAGGTCCGATTTCTCCTTGAATTCCAGGATCGCCTTGAATTCCAGGATCTCCTTGAATTCCAGGATCGCCTTGAGGTCCGATTTCGCCTTGAATTCCAGGATCGCCTTGAGGCCCGATTTCGCCTTGAATTCCGGGGTCACCTTGAGGTCCGATTTCGCCTTGAATTCCAGGATCGCCTTGAGGCCCGATTTCGCCTTGAATTCCAGGATCGCCTTGAGGCCCTTGAAGATCACTATCACCTGGAGGTCCTTGTGGACCAATTTCGCCTTGTAGACCCTGAGGTCCGGGGTCACCTTGAGGTCCAACTTCACCTTGCGGTCCAAGTTCATCGTCCAAGTTTGTGATAATCTCTGCTACTCTATCACCCAACTTGACGTTACGATCATGAATTCTCGAGACACCATTAAAAATACGAAGTTCCCTTGCAGTTAAAGCATTCATAGCGCCCTCCTACGGCTTTTTTACAGGTTTCATAGCAAAAGCTGCCTCAGCAAAGGTTGGAGATAATTTTTGAATAAGTATCTTTGCGGCCCCAATAAAAACACCTGTAGCAATCGTTGATAGGGCCGATCCACCAGAGGCTTTAAGGGTCTTCATTACAAAAGATTCAGCCTTTTGTATCTTTACTGCAGTTAGATTATTATATACGGATTCAAGTTGGAGACGTTCGTTGACCTTTCGAAGTTCGTCATTCGAAAGACCTGCCATGGTTTTACTTCTATTTTCTCGAGTCTTATCATGGTCTTCAGAGTTAATAACGTCTCGTTTTTTACCCGCGGGTGTGCGCGTTCCATCTTCTTTTTGAAATCTACGAAGACCCCAGTGCATACCCAGGATTCCCCAATGTTTAAGTTCATCCTGTGTGACAACTCGATTTGCCATTCACGATCCTCCTTTCTCGGCTTATTCAAATTCATCCTTGTTCAACTTATAGGAGATATAAGCATTGAGCAATGCAGAGACTGAGTCGATCTTTTCTTCGCGATGTTTCTTAAGAAGCTTCCGATTGCCATTAGTGTCCTCAATGGTAACGCAATTACCCATTGTGAAACGAAACAACTCTTGATCAAACAGAAGTTGACGTTCTTCAGAAATTTTCTTTAACTCGCCAAGAGGAACGGACTCGGTCTTAGCACCCTGAAGGACTTTTTCAATTGCATGTGTTCCATTTTCTTTTTGCCAACGAGTAATAAATTCCTGTGCATTGTAAGGATCGAAACCAATACTACGAACATCATAATTTTTGTCAATAATATGAGCTTCGAGGTCGTCATAGACGGACATCATATCAAGTACTGCGCCATCGAGCACCATTAGTGAACCTTCATTAATAAAGTCATCATACTTTATACGAAGAGCACCTGGCAACTTTAATAATGTTAAACTTGAAATATAACATCGAGTCTTAACGCCAAAAGCACCACGACCAAGAGGGAAAAGGAACGTAAAAGCACAGAAGTCATCACCTTGAGAAAGGTCAACGA